ATTCATATATTCTCGTGCCACCTTTATGCACTCGTTGCGTTGTTCTATTCGCACCTGGTCAAATGCGTGTGGAATCATATGTATCCTTTGGTCATCCGATAACTCAATGAAATTATCAAACCATGACAGCTGAACATTAGATGATTGAGTGCAGTAATCTACAAGTCCTTTGCCAGTAAAGATGTGATTGCTCACTAACTCTACAACATCTTGTATAAATTCTTCTCTAATGTCACCACTTAAATCTGATATGTTATATTTCCAATCTAAACGCTGGATCTCATCATCAATTAACTTAGCTGGTGTGTCAACTAATACGTGAACAAGTAAACTATCTTTGATATTCCATAAGTCCATATAGCAATCTAATTGCCTTAGATAGATTTCATTTGGCTTACTTAATAGGTGCTTGTTAAATGATTCAAAAGACCAAGCCGATTTGATGTCAATTATTACGTCATCACTCTTGACATCTCGTAAACCAGTTACCCAATCATTCTGCTTTCTTTCTGTATCCTCTGTTAATCTTAAAGCAAGAATCCGACTTGTTAAATCTCTACCTGCTTTCTCGGCTTCTATGCCTTTAGTAAAGTATTTGTTTTCAAGTTTTGACCTTCGACCAGTTCGCTTCTCAAATACCAAATCATTTAAGTATTTCTTAGCTGTGTCATTTAGCTTGTACGTTTCACTTTCATTGTGCTTATGCTCTAATGAGTGCCAGGTCTTCTTTTGATTGTCGGTTAATGGTTTGCCTTCTCCGTTTGCACGTTCACGATAAGCTGTAAGCGTTTCGCTTTGTGCGAGTGTTAATGGATTCGGTACGTTTACAATAGTGCCTACTGAATGGCTTCTAAAAATGTATTTTTCAAACATAGTTGTTTTGTTTTGTTTATGTAAAAATATAAAATGATAATCCATTAAAAGAATTATTTAAGGCTTTTTTGTTTTTTATTAATTACTTCCTGGTAATTAGTTTGCTCTTTGGCACTCATAGCACTCCAAATCATATCTAACTCATCTGATGTTTCGGCTTTGTCTATGTCCTTAATCCAGTCCTTAACTTGTATTTCCTTGAACTCATCTTTATTATAAATGTCGGCAGCTATTCCAATTTCAGCAGCACACTTTTTAAGGCAATCAGTTGCAGCAGATTTTAAATCATTACCTATTGACAATGGCACACGATTACCATTTTCATCTGTTCCTCGCTTATACATTATGTCCTTATTTCCGTATTGCGTTTTGATAATAGTGCGACCATTTGACCTGCAAGTTAGCCGACCTTTCACTATAGCTTCATCGTGCATAATCTTATCTTCTAAGACTTCAAAATCCCAATCCCATCCAAACATCAAGTTTAAGACCTTTTTAACGTATCCTCCACTTACATAATCCCACGTTCCACCTCCTTTAGCTGGTCGCTTTCTTACATAGGCTTTAGGAGTTCTTTTAAGTATCTGTGCTAATTGGTTTGCGTTTAAGCTGTTGTCATCAACTAGGCTTAAATCTTCTGCACTTATAAGTGCTAAATTATTCTCTTTCATTTTACTTAATTTTTATGGTTATTTGTTTTGATCCGTTAATCATTTTTAATTCCTTACCATCAAGTCTAAACTTATCATTTAGTTCTTGTCTATTGCACAATCTTACTTCTGCTTCAAAGACAGCTACCAGGATTGCGATTTTACTGTCGTTCAATAGCCTTTGTGCTAATGAGTATAATGCGTTAAATTCTTCCAATGTTTTGCTTTTTAAAGTTACGAAATTTTGATTTCTAATCCAACCAATTCTGCGTATTGCATCATCTTAGTTGTGGGCATATCAAACTTATTTTGTTCCCAATTTAACACGCTCTGTGGAGTGCTGTCTAAATGTTCTGCTATGTCCTTTTGGATTAATCCTTTTTCTTTTCTCTTGGCTTTTAAGATGCCAAGCAAATCTGTATAAGTTAATGTTTCCATTTCTATTTGTTTATTGTTAGGAAAAAAAGCACCATCAATATAATGATGCTTATAAAATTGTCTGTAGATATTGCTTTACGCTCACACATTTGCAAGCCTACGATTACCACCGAAATAAAGCACCCTATTAAACATAAGGAATTTATAATAAACATCATAACCCAAATGTTTTAACAAATGCCATAAATACTTCATCCAGTTGGTCAGCTAGTCTTAGAATGTCATTCTCTAAGAATATGCTTTTCATTTCTTCTTGGGTAAAGTCTACTTCTTCGATTGGTGTTCTTACTTCGACTTCTAAATATCCGTCATGCTCTCTAGGACTGAACATTCCTTCAGTTGTTACAATAGATTCTCCATCCTCTATTTCGTACCCTAGAGACTCCAAAACATCTAGCTTGTCTATTTGTAGCTCTAGATAGTTATCGTTCTTTAGGAGGCATAGAATGCATCCGTTATCCCATTCAAAGTAATCTACTCGAATCTCGCTAACTGGTAGCTTTAACATTTTCAATTCGTCTTGGTCAAATTTGTACTTTAAGTTTGTCATTGTTTTGTTTTTAAGTTTATGCTTACTCTGTTTAGGATTTTCAGCGACCTCCGTTGTGGTTTTAAAAAACATACTCTTTTTCTATTTCAGATTTCCAATAGTCAGACCTAAAACAAACACCATTTAAATAACTATCTTGACAATTAATTGTTTGAATCCTATTTTTGTACATTCTTTTTAACGTTTCAATTACAAGTGTTTCATTTTCATTTGAAACCTCAACAACATTAAATCCATTATCTGCGTATGATTTAGATTCTATGTTTTGCAATTGCAATTCAGCCCAAATTGAATTTGCATGTGAATAACCATCTACTTTGTACGATATTACTTTTAACTTTTTCATTGTGTTTAGTTTTTTTGTTTAAAAATGTATGCCCTTTCTCATAAGCATACTCAAAGGTAAATAAACAAATCCGAATAAAAAAATTTTGTACCTTAAAAAATAAAGTTTTTTTTAGTTTTCTTTTTAACTGCTCAATAATGAGTAAAAATAAAATGGGCATAATCCGAAGAAAACGCCCACAAAACAAAACAATCTATTATGAAATTGTGGCATTGCACCACTTATAGACCTTTCAAATATAACCCACTAAATGGGTAACCAAGCAAAGGCTTTAGTATTACTTTTCAACATTTGCAAAAACTTGGTAAGCAATACTCCACCACCCATAAATCCACCAGCTACAATTAGAGCAGTAATCCTGGTAAGTCCTTGCATAAAGTTTAAAAACTTGTCAGTTTTTACCTCAGTCTTATTATCGTTCTTAACTACTTTGGTATTCTGCACGTTGGCTTGTCGTTCAGTCTTTTGGTTTTGCTTGTTAATCTTTACAGCTTGTTTACCCTTATATATGATAATCGTGTCCATTATTACTACATTATTACAATAACATTGCTGTAAGGCATCCTCGCAAGCCTTCAAATTAGATTTTAAATTCCTTTTAGTTTGGCCAAATGTCAGACCAAATAAAAAGACTAATATTAATAGTTTCTTCATAATTATATTTTTAGAAATCATCTTCACACCAGATAGGAGTTTTGTCCCCAAACCAGGCTTGTCTTAAATTAAACTCAAAAAACTCTAAGGCTTCTTCTTCGCTCATGTGTTCTTCCAATATTTTAACACATTTCTTAACCGAGTATATTAACCTTAAAGTATTCCAATCAATAGCAATCAAGGCATCATCAAACCCATCGGCTTTCAATATCTCATCTTCTGGGAAACTTTCCATTATTTTATCCATCATATTTATATAATTTTCAATTTTGGTAATTCTAATTTATTCATGCCTATATTTCCAAACTTTAAGTTAAGTTTTTAGTGTTAATGTTTGCCTTTTCTATCATAGTTCTATACTTGTGAACATTTTTAAATTTCCGTTTATTTCTTCAATTGCAAACCCTCTTCGCCCTTTTGCAAAATTAGTGCTTACCCATTCCGATGATGGACTAAGTGCAAAGTAACTGTTATATTCAAATTTAGGATTGCTTGAATCTCTTATCAGTTGGTGACTATCACCTTTCTCAAAGCATATCTTAAAGCTGTGCAAATTGTGTTTATCAATATAGGCACGAATGTGATCCTTTGCCTTTTGGTCTAGTTGAGCCTTAAAGCCAAATTTCTTAAACTCTTTATCCTTCCCATGACAAATAATAAACGCCCAATTATCAATTGTATAATGGCTGATAAACTGCTCGTGTATGTTGTACTCCACATCTGGTAGTAAGTATTTTAGAACTTCCTTTACTTGTAAGTTAACTATATGCCCAAAATCTCCTGCGTGATTATCATTTACTATGCTGTGAAATTCCAATGGCACTCCTAATGTTGCCAATGATGATGCTAAACGTATTTTAAAACTTGATGCTACTTGGAAACATTCTACATTATCCATGTTCTGTGGCAACTTGTGTCCACCTCTAGTGGTTTCGCCATTGTAGCCATCGCAAAAATCACCAAGTTCTTGCACCACTATCTTACTATGCCCATTAAAATCCATATTAACTTGGCTAACTATTTCTTTTAAAGTTTGTTCAAGTTCTTCCTTACCCCAAAAGCCACTATCATACAAATCATTCTTAATATGCATTCCTATGTGTGTATCTGTGTAGGTAATCTTTAGAACTTTGTTGCCATTTGGCTTAATTTTAGCCACTTTTAAAGGCTTAATATTGCTCGCCTTTACACTTTGCTCAATCACATCTTTATTGAGTTCAAATAAGGCTTTATTTTGGCTCTCTTTTGTATAGATTTTCCATTGCTGCCCAGTCGATTCATTGGTGCTTAGTCGTGAAAGTTCTAAATGTTCTGGTGGTAAAACTAATTCAGTAGGCATTAGCTTTTCAGTTCGGCTTGTGATGTTGCCTTGCTTGTCATATTTTCGCTGAGTCTCCACAAACTTCCTCGCAATCTTGTAATACTTTGACCTTATGGCTAAATAGCTGTTATTTGGATTGACTAATCTTCTAAAGTAAGATTCATTTGATTCTCCTTCTTCTTGTGGATTAGCTTTTATTAGTTCCCTTGCTGTCATTTCCTTTAGTTTTGTTATGAAATTCTAATAGCCTTTCATAGTAAGCTATATAAGTATAATTTCCAGTATTGGTTTCTAAAAATGATGTATGTGATTCTACAAACTGCCTTGCATTTATGATAGTGCCATTGTCCAAATGAAAGCCATTGTACTTGTCTAAGTCAAGTTTAAGCAATTCTTTTTTTAATTTTTGCAGATTCATTGCCTACAATGTAACTAATTTATTTAATATTCTTGTAAGCAAGTTTTGCATCAAATGATGGACATTCTTTTATGCGTTCCCAACTATCCACCTTTCCGTTTAAGTTTTTGTCTGGTGATATGTCACGATGCCCTAAGATTTCTACATTGGTTATATCTTGGTAATCACTAAGAAAGTTTAGTGCATTATCAATCTCGCATAGTAAAGACTCTTTCTGTGCATCTGTTCGTGTATCTTCTGCCTTGTTTATATTGTCCTTGTTAACTCCTCCAATGTAACAGATATGTATGCTTGTGCTGTTGTAGTATTTTACTCCGTTGGTAATCTGGTCGTATGGTGCAAGTTGAAACACTTCGCCATCTTCAGCTATTATACGATGATAGCCTACAGACTTCCACCCAATTGATTTCCAATAACACTTAATGGATTCTACTCCACTATAACCAGCCGAGCAATGAATAAATATTCTTTTTATGTTTCTCATAAATCCTTGTTTCGCCATTCTCGCCTAATCAACAAGGTGAGAATTACGATTATCACAGCTGTGATAATACTCAAAACACTCTTGAATACTTCTTGCATATAAAAGTTATTAGATATTTGTAATGGAATATTAAAGTAAACACTCATTCCTGCACTTACTGACAAGGTAGTATCTATTATTTTATCCTTTAGGTTTTCAGTTGAAAATGCTTGTGTTAAAAAAACAAGTATTGATATTAAAATCTTATGCATTATTTCTCAGTTTTCGGCACAGCCATTTTAAACAGCTGTCTAGCCAATGATTGAGCAGAATACCCTAGCACTATTGCAGTAAATGTGTTTAAAGGATAGAACGGCTTTAAATCATCTTTAGCAAAGACAAAAAGTAAAACAATTAATGCACTTATTCCGATGCTTATAAGTTCAAGACCACTATCTAGCTTTATGCCTTTTTTCTTGGCATTGTAAAGTTTGGTTAATAGGTGAAGAATAACTCCACCCAAACCCATTATGTATAATTCAAGTAATTCGTTCATGGTTAGTTGTTATTATGCCATGCCCCACTATGATAGATTCTTACTTTGTTAGTGCTTGTATTAAAATAAATAGCACCATCTTCACCAGTTGGCTCGGCTGATAAATTAGGCAAAACTAAACCATTCGAGTTCACCTTTACTTCTACGTTATTATGTATAATGTTAACATAAGTTGTATCGTATACATTGAAAGCATTAAATTGTGCAGTACCAAAGTCAACCCATCCAAGCGTTCCTAAATCGCCAACGCCTACGGAATTCGCATCTATGAAACCACTAAAACTTTTATAGCTTCCATAGTCTTTGCCTTGCGAACCAACAAATGGTAAATTTATTCCAATATTTGCACTATCATTCATCAATGAATACCCTTGATAAGTAAAATTAAAAGGCTTTGACACTTTAGGCTCATAGTATCCGTTAGTTGTTTGCCATAAACCACTAACAGCACTAGAACTTATACTTTGCCAATAGTTTAGTGAATCTATTAGATATGATCGGTTAGAGTAGTTTGCTATTTGCTTGATGTCAAAACCATTGCAATTAGCATTGTCGCAAATGTCAAAATTGTTGCTCCCTACTTCCCTATAACTTAATTCTAGTGCAGTATAGGAGTATTTAATAACGCTTGCACTTGTATCTGTAAATTCTACAATACCATTGTTCAAATCAATGTCATAGTATCGCTGGGCATTTACCATCCCAAATAAAAAAAATATAAATAAAAATCTCATAAAAATATGCTTTTAAAAACAAAAAGGGCGATGGCAAAAAACCACCACCCTTAATGTCAACCCAAAATGAAAGTTAATTACTTAACTGTTGCACAACTTAATGCACCACAATCAAGTACCCAATTCAATAGTGTTCCTTGACCTTTGCAAGCACCACCAAATACACCAGCTTCTGGCACGAATAATCCGTAACCTTTAGCCAATTGGATTGTAACAAAATCGTTACAATCTTGGTCTGTGATTAAAATGTCAAATTCTTCTCCACCTAAATTGATTGTACCTTTAAATACTTCATCAGTATTTCTAGCTAATCCAGTTTCTGGTGCATACTTCAACCAGTCAACTCTTTGGATTGCTCCAGGCATCCATGAGGCCATTCTATCTTCTGTGTCAGTACCGATTGCTCTAGCAATAACATCATAAGCAGAACTCATGTAAGCATTAGAATCAAAGTTGGTTTTGGTAATATCTGCACCATCTAAGTTTCCAACAAATAACCCTTGAGATTTCATCCAAGAATTGATTTGGTATCCACCTACCATGATGAAATTGTCCATGTATCCTTTTTTGCTGTATTCGTTTGAAACGAAATTCAAAGCAAAAGGCTGTGGAACAGCAGTTGAAGAAAACAAAGAGACTGTTTTTTCTTCTGTACTTGCTGGTGTTGGATCAGTACCATCTGTGTAAGTATTCAATGATGCTAAATAGTCAGTCACTAAATCTTGTTCCATACTTCTAATCAAGTCAGCTGCTAATTCAGCAGTTCTCAAAGATTGCTCAGTAGCAAGACCAGAGCATAAATCTAAAAACTCAGTTTTGCTAAGTTTTACTTGCTTTGATTTCTTGTAGTGTGTTACTGTTACATCTTGGTATGAATAAGGATCCCCTTCGCCATTGTCCTCATCTGTACATACCATTTCACCACTTGAAACTGTATCACAGTTTCCACTTCTATAACGTACTTGGATTTTACGTTTAGCAGTATCTTGTGGTCTTGAGCCATTTGCTTGTGCATCAATTACAAATCCTTGTCTGTTGATGTCACTTGTTAATGCTGTTGTAAAGCCATTTTTTTGTATTGCGTGCAATACTGGATTGGCTGAACCCATAATGTCTGCTAGTTGTAGTTGTACTACACAACTAGCTTGTGCTGGTGCTAATGCTGCCATATTTTCTAATTTTAAATTTTAACAAATAATTAAATTGTGATTTACTGCTCACTAACAGAATTACTTGCCAAATTACAGATGGCAAATCTGATATTTTATTAGTCCAACAATGCTGCTGGAACTTCTACACCCATTGCCTTATACTTATTTATTATTTCGGCTTTTTGTGGTGATATTTTATTGCTTGGTGTTATTAGTGCAAATGATTGCGATGGTTTGCTTTCACTTACTCCATTCTTTTTAACATAAGGAGAAACAAAATGATTGATTAAACCATCAAAGTCTAAAGCCTTATCTTCTATTGTCGGCTTAGTTCCTTGCTCTGTTAATGCAGTAATTCCTTCAGCACCTAAATCTAAATTTACACCTAACTCATTAAACTTTGCTTTTGCTAGTATTTTCAAATCTTTTACACTTATAGCTAAGTTTTCAAAATTGCTTAATCTTGAATGTAAAACATTGTCAATTTTGAATGACTTAATACTGTTAGCTGCTTCAGATTTTAGATGTGGGATTTCTTCTTCTTTGATTCTTGTGAAATCATCTTTTAAAGTCATGTACTTGTCTTGCCATTCTTGTCCAGTTTGACTAGCTTGGTCTTTAAACTTATCTAATGCCACACCAAACCATTCCATATAGCTTTCTGCACCTTCTAAATCAGCTGCATCAATATTAAAAGACTTCTTTAAATCTCTTAATACTTTACGTTCTGCTTCTTTGAATCCTTGTAGCTTGTAATCTTTTACCAGGTCTGCATCATTTCGTACAACTTCTTTGGCATTTTCAATCTCTACTTCAACAGCTTTTTGAATTTCTGCTCTTAGTTCTTCATTTTCAATTTTGGATAGAATCTTCATATTTTTATTGGGTTTTATTTTTGGGTTTATTTCTTGTTGTCTTGTTTACTTTAGGCAAGGCATCGGTTTTTGTCCATTTGTTAGGATTGCTCAATAAGATTGCTGCACCCTCTGGACTGAACTCGTAGCTTTTGCCATTCTTTTTATTTTCAAGTCTTACTTTGGACATAGGAAAAAATCTTTAAATACACAAAATTTATACTTACAAAGATAAAGAAAAAAACAAAGCCTTTTTTAACCTCTAAAATGTAGTAAGGAATTGATAACCAAAACTGAAAGCAGAACATACAACCACCTAAAACTTTATACCATTTAGATGTGATGTCAGCTTCTTTGTAGTTGTACAAATCTTCTTTTAAAAGTTGTGGTGCATCGCCCTTAAAAAACTTATCAATCAAGTAGTATCTATAAAAATCAAAGATATTACCACTCTTAAATGTGAATGATAAAAACCAAATGAATGATGCAAAGTAAAAGCTATGCAGTAACATCTATGCATGGTTTAGTTTGGAATGTGTAACTATTAGTCATGTAGCCACTTGGCTTTTTAATAGATACAATGATTTCGCTAAATTCATTTATATAAATTTTAGGCAAAACAATTTCATCCCCACTTGTCAATGTCACTTCCTTTTTGATCGTAATGGACATGAACTTAATTTCTAAAACGTGCAAACCAGTTTCATCAGTCATCACTCCAGTTTGCAAGTCTGTGCAAACATCAAAACATCCTAAGTTTATTAAAGTATCACAGCACTTCATAATGTATTTTTAATTTTCATTTTATTAATTTTTATCTTTTAAACCTCAAAGTCTTTAAGCCTATCAACTACTCTAAGCATTAAATTATCGTAGTTTTCATAATTGAAATTAACTACTTGTATGTCTTCAAGTAAAAGACCAAACTTTGCCGTATCAGTTTCTAATAATACATCTACTGCAATAGTGTTTTTTGATACTTGCAATTGGATAGTATCTTCATTAGCCGATACTATTGGGTTATCTACTTCTACGTTAAACTGATTAAATTTGTATTTCATTTCTTTATGCTTTATGATAGTGTTGTGCCACTTACTGTGAATATTCTTATAAGCATTGCTCTATACGCAGTTGTCTTACTTACGTGAGATATATAGTTTAAACTATGTGATTTAAACAATGCTTGCGATGTATTTACACTATATGTTGTGCTTGTGTACATTCTGTTATTAGGACTTGTTACAATGTTAAAAGGGTATCCATTTAATCCTAGTGTGTCATTCATGTTCAGTAAACTTGCCATTTCTTGAAAGTTAACTAAATACCAATCTGCAAATGTGGAACAAGTATAGGGAGAATTTAACATCCAATCATTCCAACTTTGTGTCCCAGTTTGACTGCTATAATTACTACGGCAATATCCATTAACACTACTTCCCCCATCCCAAGTACTCCAATCTATTACAATATTGTTTGTGAATGTTTGCCCACCTAATTCATCGGTAAATCTAAAGTTATTGCTGAAAGGATTTAGATAAGCTATTGTGTTAAAGTCTGTTGCTCTACCTCTTTCTAAATCTCCGTCATCATTAGTCGCATAGCTTGTTGTTTGCCCAGTTTTTAAAGGCAATAAACCTTTAGCACTTACGGCATCTAATATAGTAATAGTATTACCTGCTAATGATTGTGGAGTGATTGTATTACCACTAACATCCTTTAAAAGTATATCTTGAGTTTTTACACTTGCTTTTGTTATGAATGCTGCACTATTAATTGTGATAGCTTCGTCTGGTATTTCTAAATCTCCACCACTTGCCACATTAACATCGTAGCTATCATCTGAATTGCTTACCCTTGCATCTGCTCCAGCTATATTTACTACAATCTCAGTTCCATTGTATGTTGCATCTATTGAAACACCATCTTGATCAACTAATGTTAAATTTAAATCTGTGCCACAACTTGGCTCATATCTTAAAATGCTATTTATATAAACCTTAACATCATTTGTGATTGGTATAACTACATCACCATTACAAGTTATATCTTCACAACCATCTAAAGGCATATATTCGGTATAGCTAATTTTAACCAACCTATACCCTTCCATTGGTTTGACCTCTCCAACTTCTTGCTTTAAGATAATCTCTTTTCTTATGTCAACCTCATTGACCTCATATCTTAGCCTATTGTAGTTTGCATTAAATACGTTTAAGGCTGCATACATTATTCCGTTCAAATCAAATTCTTTGAACTGCAAAACCAATACTTTAGGCGATGCAATCTCATAAGGTGTGCAACTTTTTATCTGTATCTCTGCCTTCTGAATCTTTAAAGGTCTATCATCAAATCTTGTATAAAAATAGTTCACCTTCCTATCACTTAAACCTACATCTTGCTCATTCTTTAAAACACGACCACCTAACAATAAGGCATCTTCAGAATAGGCTTCAAAAATCCCACCTCCGTTAATCGCTTTTATGTTGTCTATCAAGTTCATTTACTATCTTTATTGCTATTAATTTAATATTCATGGTCAAACTTTGTCGAATAGTTCCCTAATCTTGTCTGTGAAAAATCTGTTCGCTGCTTCAATTCCTCTTGTTGTGTCATCCTTGTTAACTTTTACTAAATCACCATGTCCATTTCTTTCAATCTGACCTCTATATACTGTACTAGTGTCTGCCTTTCCCCCTCCATAACTAACATTTTTCACACCATAAACAATGTCTTTGCCATCCTTTCCAATAGTCAGACTTTTTACAAATTCACCACTTAATTGCATATCAATGTAATTCGTTTGCCTTCCTTGTGTGCTTCTGAACTTTTCATATGCTTTAGATTTATACTTCTTTCTTGGCTCTCCACCATCTAATCTTTTTCTGTGTGTTGCCTTAGTATCATTTGCAATAATCCTCTTCATTCCTTCAAGAATAAATGGTATTCCTTTGGCAATTTCTACTAGGTTTTTATCTAAGTCTTTAAAGTTCCAGTCCACAATTTTCTAATGCCCATTCTATAAGGCTTTCTTTTGTATTTATCCAAATGTCATTCCCATTAACCAGGTAGTACACATTTGTTTTAAATTTTAGTTTGTAATTCTCACACAAATCAATATAATACCATCCATCAAGTATGTATGCATCTACCTTAAATTGTGCTTTCTTTGCACCTCCACATCCACAACTCATATGTGCCAGTTTATATCATAACCCTCGCAAGTTTTACAGCAAGAATCATCAATCAATTGAATGTACATAAGTCTTACCTTATCAGAATATTTTTCATACATTCCCATCCAAATATCTTCCCTATCTATACTCTTTTCTTCATTTGATAATCTTACCACATCATTTAAGTTTTCACTTAATCTCAAATCTTGTGCAATTAAAACTCCAGTATAATATAGGACAGCATTTTTAAAATTACTATTGCCCTTAAATCTGCAATCAAAATCACATACCAAACTGAAATCAACTTGCAAACCAGTTTGACCTTGTGTGTAGCTTACATCTTTGCAACAATTGTTTGCCCACTCACAACTACCTAATGTATTATAAGGTAAATACAAAACATCATCCAAGTAGATTTCAATATCTTTATTCTTGGCAGTATATTCTACATATACATCATCAGCTGTGTTAAAGGAAAAAGTTGTGATTGTTGATCCATCCTTAATGTATAAAGTTGTGTCAATATTATTTACGGCATTGGCAGTCACTTTATCAATTCTAATTCGTGCATCCTTACACAATGAACTTAAAACAACTGAGCCACTATAATCAACTTGTGTTGTGCCAATATCATTCAAACTCCCTACAACTGGTACACCATTATAATTAGGTCTTACATCGGCTAAAACGTATTCAATAGCTTCGTTTACCTTTTGTGTGCCATAGGCTTTTCCAGTTAAAGTTGCTTCATTCGCAATCTTAGAAAGTTTAGAAATGCTTATACCTATATCTTCCAAAAACTTACCACTTGTTGATGTGGCATCTCCACATGATTTAATCCCTATATAATTGTTGTAACATTCCATTTTTAATTCATTTCAATTCAATTGACATTATGATATAACCTTTAAGTAATCTCTTATGATAGCACACTTTAAATATCCTTC